AAATAAAAAGGGAGTGACGCTCTTTTGCCGACCACTCCCAATTTCCAAAACGTAATTTAATAAACATTGGCTAATCTAACGCATTGAGTTAGTTATTTATTAATTATCATTCAAATATAATAAATTAAAACAATTTATATTCTGTTTCTTTTATTCTTTGTTGAGCTATGTTAAAATAGTTTTCATCTTGCTCTATTCCTATAAAGTTTCTGTTTGTATTCTTACAAGCTACACCAGTTGAACCGCTACCCATAGTTAAATCAACTACTAAATCATTTTCATTACTAAATGTTTTAATTAAATCTTCTAATAATAAAACTGGTTTTTGTGTTGGGTGGTATCCGTTATAATCTTTTTTATATTTGAGTATGTTGCTCTTATACTTCTTACCTTCCCATAGGTTAAAGGTGCTTTTTGTTGTGTTTTTATATTCTGCATCTATTTTCAATATTTCATCATAATTTAAAAACCCTTCCATTTGGTTAATCTCAAAAAGTTCTATTATTTTATCGTATGCTTTTTTTGTAGGTTTAGCAAACTCATTTTGCTTTATTCTAAAAAATCTAATATTGCCCATTCCAATACACTCTAAAACACTTTTTATTGGTTCGTCAATCCATTTTAAAACCTTTACTGCATAATCTCTTAACGGGTGTTTAAATTCTGTATCCTCTGCTTTTCTAAAAACTAAAACATCTTCATAATAATTTAAAGGTGCTTTTTTAGCAGTTAAAGCATTTGCAAAATGGTCTTTCTCCCAAATCATATTGTAATTATGTGGTACATTTGCAACAGCTTTATTAATCAATTCATTTGTAAAAGGTTGTTGAGCAAATAAAACCATCTTGCCATTCTTTCTTAATATTCTGTTTGCTACTTTATAAACTTCGTTTGTGTTAATTACTTCATCCCATTCACATTTACCACTCATTCCGTGATTAACGTTTTTAATATCTTTTACAGTTCCATAAGGTAAATCTGTCAATATCAAATCAATACTACCACTTTCTATTTTATCGCTTTCAATAAGGCAATCGCCTTTGTATAATTTCATCTTATCGCATACCATCCTCTATTATTTTCTTTTAAATGTATTAATGCCACGTATCTCAAAGCATCCATTAAATGGTCTTGTCCTATTGGTTTTTGCAGACTATTTCCGTTTTTGTCAGTTGCCCATTTATACATCCTAAACTCTCTTCTAAGGTTACTACTATTAACAACATTAATTTTATAGCGTTTAAGAATGTCTATTCCGTTTAGAATACTGTCTCTTCCTTTAGCTGCTGGTTTAGCGTTTAGTCCTAGTCTATATAGTTCCTCAATTGACTTAGGTTCTGCACTATCACAAATTAACTCTTCTCTGCCAATAATAGGAATTAGCTTTTCTGCTATGTCATGGTTAGTTAATTCCCTTTCATAGATTAACTCTTTTAAATATAGTTCGTCATCTTTTCGGTAAACTGACAAAGCTGCACAACTATCTATTGAATAGCCAAAATCTAATCCATGTGCCACTAACTTACAGTCTGGCATACTATCAACATACTTGACATTCTCGTATATTAAACCACTTATATTTCCATATTCACCTAAACCATATATTTTCCAGAACTCTTTGTCTGTTTGTTTTAAGTATTCTATTTCTTTAATTAAAGACTTAGGCAGAAACGCATTGTTTTTGTAGTTACTTACTATAACCTCAACGTCTCCTACTTCCTTAGAACGCTTTATTTCCAGCTCTTGGTTAATCCATATCTGCTCATCGTCTGGGTTAAAGTCTAGGAATATCTTGTTTTCGGTCCTCATTAGTAACTGAAAAAACTCTTGTTTATACTCTAACTCATTAGCTTCATTACAATAAAGTATATTTCTTTTAGCACCTCTTAGCTTTTGTTCGTCATCTGCACCAATAAACTCGACTAACCTTTTGCCGTATCTATACTGCTTTTTAGTTTTGTTATGGTCTATTCCAGAATACCAACCTTCAGCCTTTAGAATGTCCTCAAAGTCTCTAATTACTGTTCCGTCTAAATTAGTCCTATATTTCCTGACTGTGGTCCAAACACCCTCATGACAGTACTTATCAGACCCATAGTTGCCACTAATTAACCACAATGCACATAATTGGTTTAAAGACCAGGTTTTAGAACTTCTAGTCCCTCCTCTATTTATTACGATTTTAGACTGACTGTCATAATTACGCTCGAATATTTCAGTCGCTTCCACGCTTTATGTTGATGTTTATATTATTGACTGTGGATTCAATCTCCTGTTTGTCTGGTGCATTTAGTCCAAACATCTTAGCAATAGAATCATAAGCACCCCTATAGTCAGAACCCTTAACCATTTCTTTGAGTAAATAGAATTTAGCTTTCTGCTCTTTTGTTAGGTTTTCTTTTGCTGCTAAGTCCATTAGATACTCCCAAGATTTAATCATCTTAAAATAGCCCTCAGCTACTTCCTTGCGTGTTATTTGGAAAGCTTCTGCTTCTTGTTTCTGTAAGTCCTTGACCCTTACCGATATATTACCATTTTTAAGAAGTTCACTAGCCTTTACTGCTATAACCTCATTAGATGTAGTTTCTGCAACATCATAAGCACGTCTATAAGCCTCTGACGCGTTGCCAGTATTAACATACTCCTCAGCGAATTTATTTTGTTTAGGTGTTAGTTTACTCATAATCCACAATAACCAGAATCACAACCATTAAAATCATCATCAAATAATTCAGTTTGTGTTTTCCATTTAATTACATCTTTGTACATAACATCACTTCTCCATTTGCTTTTACTTGTTTCTTGGTCTGCAAACCATTGCATTTTATTTGGGTGTTTATTATGCATTTTTTTAAGCAGCAATGGACTTCTCCAATGGCAACCAACACAGTTATTCATATATGCAAATCTTACTGGTTTATCCTTCCAATACTCTTCTATATTGTCTTTGTATATATTATCATTTATTAATGGAAATTCTGGTTTACAATATCTCATTTCTTGCCAACTATTTCTGCCATCTTTTAATTTACTAAATGTTGCTTTTACTTTTGTAAATCCTTCTTCATCTGTTTTTTCAAGCATTGAAATAGCTCTTTTAGTTTCATTAGCTCTATATCCAAAACGCATTATAACTGGTTCTTTAATTACATCATACATCCAATATAAAACAGGCATTGTTTTTAGTTCTGTGGTACAGTATCTTGATATTTTATTTGGCAAGTATTTAGTTCCATTTTTTCGAGTTATAATGTTATCAAAAGTCTTACCAGTTACCCAATGTATTTCCTGACCTATAAACTGCTCTAAATCTAATATGGTATTAATAATTACATCATCTTCTAAAGTGCCAATAAACTCAGTTCCTAATTTATCAGATACTAACTGCCTAACCTTTGCATCTGGATACATACAGTTTTTGTCATCAGTTCTAACTAAACTAAATACATTATAGTCAGCTTTATAATTTGCTGCTATATAAGCTGAGGTTTTACCTCCTGATATACTGTTTACTGTTATCATAGTTTCTCGCTATTGTCTATAACTTGTTTTATAAAGTAGTCTGGAAGCCTCCTCCATTTTCTTTTAGCTTCCATAAACCTAACAAAGTAATTCACAGCTTTACTTCCAAACTTAGCTTTTTGCTCTTTTATTTCTTTAGGTGTTAGTTTCATTTAAACTCTACTAGGTCCTCAATATTAACTTTAAATTGTTTATAATTACCTTCCTCAGTATGACTAACGATAGCTATTTTGCTACTTAATGATTTAATATAAACTCTTTTATTATTATATGTTAATCTTCTTTTTAACATTTCTTTTTTAGTTTTCTCCAAAATCATCCATTCCATTGTCTTCGTGTATATATGCTAATTCTAAAATTCTATAATCTGCGTCAAAATCAAAAGTTGTTGAGGCTACTCCATTAATGTCAAAACACTCGTAAATTTCTCCATTCATTTCTGAGTAGAAATAAAGTCCCTCATCGTCTATATAATAACCATAGCTAAAATCACTTTTTAGTAGGTCTCTTTCGTTTGGCATTCTTTTTCTTTTTTACTTGTTTAACTTCCTTAGCTTCTTTTTCAGTAAGCCAATTAAATAAGATTTGCATTTGAGATTTTACACAACTATTGCAAGCCCAACTCACTTTCATGTCTGGGTGTAATTCTTTTAATATTGGTTCTAAGTTGTTTCTTAAAAAGGATATGTCTACAGAGCCTGGAAAGGCATTTGTTTTGTTATATAGTTTTATGGTTTCTTCTATTGTCATAGCAATCGTCTTTCAATTATACGTAAAATTAACGGAGTTATTAATATTATTGGGTCTAAAGTTATTAAAAAATAAATTAATGATATCCAGAAGGTAAGGCAAAAACTACAGTTAAAAGGCTTGTAGTCCCATTTATTAATCAAAGGTCTAACATAGTCTACCCATGTAGTAGCTATGGTAATTATTAATAATATACTAACTATAGAATTCATTTAATGTCCATTTTTGTTTTATCTTGTTTGCTAATTCTTTGAACTTATATTGTATTGTATTACGGTGAATGTCGCTTTTTTCAGCTAGACAGTTTCTATTACCACTACAAATCAATAATTGTTCCATCATTATTTTATCTAAGCCATCTAAAGAGTTTATAAGGTCTTTAAGTACCTCATCTTTAAAACAACTATTAGAATAGGTTTCTATGTCCTCTATACTACTAAATTGACTAGGTAAATAGTATTTGGTTCTGTATTGTCCACGCTCACTAATTATTTGATAGAGGCAAAGTTTATAAACATATTTTTTAATAGAGTTTTCTTTGTCTAATTGTATAATAAAATCTTCACCCTTGTTAAGTAGAATCATGAAAATGTCTTGTTTAAAGTCCTCTAACTCAACAACATTGTATTCTCTACCAATCCAAAATATAAAGTTTTCTATTTTCTTAATTAGCTTTCTGTCCATTAATATTCTTTTGTTACGTTGTACATTTCAGACTTTAAAAAACTTATGTTGGTTCTCATTGCATCTATAACTCTATAGCCAGACTCTAATAATCTTCTAAGTTTATACATCTCAGGAACTTCTACATTAGCCTCATTAGTAGCTCTAGCTACAGAAAAACCCTCTTTAACTCTATCGTGTATAACCTTTTCATAGTTTTGATGTGCTTCTGTTCTTATAGTTTCTATATAGTATAGATAGGCTGTCAATTCTTTTAGTTGTTTATTTAAGCTGTTACCATCAAATACGTCAGTTTGTTTATATTCTTTGATTATTTCAGCTATTTTATTTAGTGTTGATTTCATCTTGTAGTTGTTGTATGGTTAATAATAAATTCATAAAGTCCTCAAATTCTAAACAGGCGTAGTCATTCTCAAAGTTTTTAGTAAACACTACAACAGGAGTTTTCCCCATTGGTCTGTCACTTCTAGCCTGTTCTAAAGCTTTCCAGATGTTTAGCTTTTCCTGGTTCTTACATTCCCAATGATAGTCAAATAAAACAGAGTCTGGGTTAATGTCTATAATGTCTCCTTTAATACTCATACCACCACTCATAGGAGTACGTCTTACATTAGTATTGAACTTTTTATTTAGTTGTTTAGCCACGTCTCTTTCAAAACGTTTCCCTTTTTGGTTAGCATTCATCAAATATAGTTGTTTGGTTTACATTTTGTTTTCTTACTATTCCAACTGCTGTTTCTAATATTGTTCTACCAGCTTCATAGTCCACTAAGTTTCTTGCTATTTTATTAGTTGGTTGTTTACCTTTGTATTTATAAAAGTCGAAATCGTGAAACTTGCATAAGTTTTGAACT